CCCTGGAGTCGTCCATCATAGGGGAGTGCTCCATCATGATATCATTAATAGGTGTAGAATCCATCGCGTCTTTATCTTTACTCACATTTTTTTCATTTGTTTTAAACGCTGTCGATGGTTTATCATATAGAGGAACCATTCCATCACCGTCGTCAAAAAGATTCATGGTATTTACTTGATCAGTAGCCATTTTAATATATTCACAGGTTTTCTTGAAGTGTTAAGTGACGCAGTTTACTTTTTTTTCGTGATCGTGAGTTTGGTTTTCTTCGTCACATTCTTAGCATCTTCATCTGCCTGTGTGATATGTTTGGGGTTGTACATTTTTTTATGCATCTGCCACAGTTGTGGACTCCCAACCCTAAAATTCTTTCGAACAGTTGCCTTGTACCAGAAGACGCAATCTTGGATCTTATTAGACTTTACAGTGTTGTCTAACACGAGACACTCGTAGTTTTCTGTGCACGCATCCATCACCTTACAAAACATATCGAATGATGGAAAAATACCAAAGAATGACTTGTACAACTTTTCTCTATTCTGAATTATATTTTCCCTGAGGATAAACACGTAATCAACATTCGCTCGAAGTGCTGGTGGGAGGTCCATCACATACTGCATCGTCAACATGAAGAAAATCTTCCAATGTCTTCCGTTCATAAAACATTGTCGAATGACTTTATCTTTTAGAAATTTTGAATCGTACATACAATCATCTAAAAGCATAAAGGCACCACAGTCTGTTTTCCCTCCACCCACCAGTTTTCTCTGTCTCTCCATGACTCGTTCCATCGCATCTTTGTCGTAGTCACCGTAAATGCACAGGTCTGGGATAAAATCAGAATAAAAGTGATTCCCTTCTTCTGTACCAGACAATACAATTCCAGCTGGGAGATGTCTCTTATGGAACATGATATCTTTCACGAGGGTCGATTTACCAGTATTGCGCTTCCCGATGAATACACATACTCGATCGTCCGATATCGTCTCAGGCTTGAACTTCTTCAACTGAAGATTCATTCTATTATAGTCTTCCGTTTTATTTGTTACAATTTTACTCATATACTTCACCTAAGTCTTCGTTTTGATGAACAATCCCATCAAATATGGATACCATGATGGAACAATATATCGAGACGATGACTAACATCCTAACACCAGTTATGGAACGAGCGACTGTTCTCGCAGCTGAATATTCTAAAGCCTGTGAGAGAGACGTTCTTCTACCAGAGGATATAGAGTATGCGATGAAATATTGCGCTATGCACACAGTTGGTCTCTCGATTGGAACCATGTTCCCCGAGATTTATGAAGACGATGAAGACTCAGACGAAGATATGGATGTGGTATCCGAAGAGGAATGCCCAGAATTTGTTCGTTATTCAGGAGAAGACCCCAAGTTTATTGAGATAAACGAGGCGTACGATCAATGGGATGATTGGGTACCCCAAAATCCGACAGAAGAGATGTTAAAAAATACTATTAATAGTAATGTTCACATGGGAGCCTGATGGTTGGAACTTTTCAGATTCTGGAGTAAAACTACATGTGTATGGAGATGATGATTCAGATAGTGACAGTAGTTCATGTGCTGAAATATCAGGAGACGACCAACTCCTAAATAAAACCAAAACGAAATACAAAAAAATAGATAGGGAGGAACTATTACCAGAATAAATAATTTTCGTAGGGTATAATATATTACTCACGATGAAAGATGCTATTAAGACTGTCACTCTCGTTACCCAGGAACTCGAGACCCAATCATTGAATGCGATTGTCGCTGGTTTCTCTTTCGCGGCGGCTATGTCTTGGATGGATGTCGTTCGCTTCATCATCAACCAGGTGATTAAGGTGCCCAAGAACGGTGGTGCCCAGTACGCGCTCACTGCGGTGCTCACCACCCTCCTCTCGATTGCGGTCTTCATGGCGATTTCCGCTGTGTCGACCCGCGTCACCAAGCCCGCTCAACCCGTGTATGCGATCTCTCGTTAAACCGGAGGTTGTGGCGGTGGTGGTGCCTTAAGGTTTGTGAGGAGCATTAACATTACCCCAAAAAAAATGATAATACCGATGTAGATGTATACTTCCTGGTTATAAAGAACCTTCACCTCAGGTTTCTTTATTACTTCAACCTCATCCTTCTTACCCCCCGTTGTGTTGGTAATTGGAACCTTGGGTAAACCCTCCAATTTATCAGTAGAACAGGTGATTTCAAATTTTAGGATGTGATCCTGGTTTCTAAAATCATATGGAATGAGACGCCCGTGACTCATGTAAAAGAATTCAATTTTCAAATCCTTTATGATTTTTTGAGGTCCAGAATGAAAATGATGTATGAGTGGATCATCACCACCATTTATATTGATAAAGTCGGAACCATTTAGGAGAATGTGCCCTGTATAGAAGGGTGTTGAGCTATACACAGATTGTGTAAATTCGTCAGACCCCGTTGTGAGTTTGAGTACGAGAGAATTAGGTCCTTTAAGATTAATAGCACCAGATCTAAGTATTTTATTAGTCGATGTATGATTATTGGATGCAAATCCCAGTATTTGATGCGGTGTTGTTAACGTAGAGGAGTTATCTAAATACCCGTTCGTTCCATCTACGAATTCAAATGTAAAATCGTTAACACCCGTTTCCGTATTTGAAAAGATCAGACTACTTGTATCAGAATCAAACGTAACAGTGTCTACGTTACTGATGGGTGGGGTCAATTTAATATCTAAATCGCTCGCGAGTTCCGTACCGGTAGAGTAATTCGTTTCATCGAGTGAAATTGTGACACCATCTATACTAAATGTCTTATTTGTGACACATGTCGTGAGTTGTGGGGTGGGGATGCGAGCGGACACGAGTTTGAACTGTGTAACGTCATATACGGGATTTTCCAACTGAATAATGTAACTATTGGCATATAGATGTACGTTGGATTCGCGTTGACTACTATCTATGCTGAGGTTATGAACCTTCATTAAAATAGATGTATACTATTTTAATGATTGTTTTTCATCAATCGATCGACTTTTCATTTAAGCGTAAAGTGAATGGGCGAGAGGGTTGTTCTTTAACTGCCGCGCCGCGATATCAAGTGTTCTAGAGTTGGGGTTTTCAGTACCCTTGTAAGGGTTAAGTTGATGGAATGTGTTGTTCTGGTACTGTTGGGTCCAAGCACCATTCGCGGCGTTCATGCGACCATCGATCCGGGATGTATCACTTCTAACCGCTGTAATCTGCCCACCCTGCTTAAGGGCACTCTCACGAACATTCATACGACCAGCGTTACCCATGCGGTTTGGTTTACCACGACGATCTTCTGGTCGGAAACCATACTTCATGAGCTCCTCATTAGTTTTAGAGGTAACCTTAGTCGCCGCACTGTTTTCATAAGCACCATGGAAACTGTGAATACCTGGGGCTGGATGGTTCGCGTATGCGTAGTGTTCATCGTTACGATCACCCTTGAAACGAGTTGGGTCTTGGGAGAGTGTCTGCGCAGAGACTAAACGCTTAGCGCCATTGAAACCCAAACCGTCATTACGTAGACCAGTTTCAGACCTGTTGGTGGTACGCTTAGTCTTTTCATGTTCGTTACGGGGCACGACACCGGTCATTCCTTGGGCACGACCAGCCATAACAGGTAATCGAGAAGGAAGATAGGCTGTCGTTTCAGGTTTATTGTGAGTGAGTTCCCCAACCTTCGCCGAGCGTCCACCTGTGACGTCCATGGCGGGACCAGATCGTCCTGGGAGAGTTGTGAGCCTGTATTCACCTACGTTAATTGGGTTAATTCTGAACATCTGCTGATAACCACCCACAGCTGGGGTATCGGCTCCGACACCGAGACCGGGACCCACCATTTGTTTCTCAATGGGAGACAGGTTGTTCATACGCCCCTGATCATACATGCGGTTACGCATATTGAGAATTTCCTGACCACCACTTCTCTGCTGACGACTAATATCCGCAAAGCTCTCCATCTCTGTTTTCGCAGGGGCAGCTACCCTGGACACGAAATCGTTCTCCTTGAATTCCGGTTGGGGGGGAGAAGGACCAGGTGCGATTACCTGTACTCTAGGAGTATACATCTCGGTTTTAGACTTTGTGCTCAGTGACCGTCCAGCATAAATTAGACCAGCTATAGCTAATACGGAAATAGGATCAGCCATTCTTACTTCTTAACGATATTTTTATTGACGTATCTTTTCTGGAAAAGTCCGTTTTGGAGTTCAGCACGAGTACTCGATGGCTCATATCGCATGGTGCGGAGAGGGGTCTTGCACTCCATGTTGGTGAGAGGGAACAGATTACGCTCATAGGTCTGAACGATAGTCTTATTGAACCGAGACGTAGACTGGGGTCTGAGTTGATCACTCGTTTCAATAAATCTCGCTGGGGCACCTTTACCTGCCATATAGGGGGCGGTACCGTACAACATTGTATTGGGACGAGAACCATAGTTCAAGTGACTGGGCTGAGGGTAAACAAACACTTCATCGGTCGCCCTCACTGATGGGAGAGCACCCTTATTTTCGACAATAGAAAGACCAGGTTGAAGCTGGTACGCCATTTACTATTAGATAAGAATTTTTATCTACGATCTCCACTTCTGTGAAGACCACCAAATGCTTCCAACTGGGTACCACGCGCATTGGGACTGCATGTTCTCGTATCACTCTTACACATTGGTTTATTCTTGGATCCGTATAACCACTCCGCGAACGCAGTCTGATCCCCTGGAATCTTCGACACAGCGGTCGTCACGAACTGTCGTTCGTAGGCGTTACGTTGGTGCTTGGGGAGTGTAGTACGGGAACGTCCCGAATCGTACGAAATCTGATCACCACTGAATTTATCCATGAGTGTCTTCTCGGATGCATAATAACAGGCTTCCAACCTGTTTGGAGCTTCATTGTAATCTGTTATCAAAACGTTTCCAAGGGGATTCTCCATCGTCGGCTTCTGACACGTGGGTGCACTCTGTACATCTCCATATGGTTCCTTGATGACGTTCATCTTATACATCACATAGATGATCGATAAGACAGTCATACCTAAAATGAACATACGGAGATCACGACGAATGAGGAATAATACACATGAAGCGTAAATAACAAATCGTGATGCGGCATTAATTCTATCCTCTGGTGTTTGTTTACTATTAGGCCAGAAATCTAATATTTTTTTAGTATTGACAAGTTGTGTAGGATCTTCGAACCAAACTTTCATTTAATATAGTCGAGGTTTATTTTTTTGGTAGACCACCCATCAAACCAGACATCATCTTCATGATTGCATCCTGATTAATTTCACCATCACTACCCTGCATCTTCTCCGCACACTCTTTCGCGAGTTTTTCTATCATAACGAGTGTATCCTCGGGGACGGACTGAATAGTCGTACCAAGGATGTACAGGGTCTGGAGATATTGCCATACAGCAGCCTTGGTACCTTCGTTCATGCGAGTCCACAAACTAACGAGATCAATCTCTTTGAGAAAATCAATATCTGGGGAGTGAATGAGAATGAAATCTTCATCCTTTGAAGAAATCCGGTCTGCGTGGGGGGAGACACTAGTCATGAAACCATCGACGATCATCTTGGGTGAAGTCGTTTTAATAAGATCAAACGACGTCAGCATTTTCTTAACACTCTTTTCATCTGGAAAGGACTTGTGCAATTCCACAAGAAATTGTCCCATCATATCATTAAACGCAGATACGGACGCCATTTCTTATTAAATACCTGTAATCTTTAAGTTTAGAAAGGTTCATTGGAAATGGTCTCCTTTTTACCGAGACCATTGAGTATGATCATATACACGAGAATGGCGACAAGAACCGCTGGCTTCGTGTACTGGTTTAATTCCAATTTTCCTTCGTTATTTAAATAAGCCTTGAGATGGATGTACCCGGCTGTTGTGGCACCCGCTATGAGAGCGGCGTATACTGGGTCACGTAAATAATCAGAGAGTTCCATTTAATAATAGCCAACTTTTTTTGTACGGGTCTCTGGTGCGTCACCGAAAAGTACATCATCATCCTCAAACTGCTCCGGCTGCTCCGGCTGCTGAAGTTCTGGTTCGTCGTACTGAACAGATGTAATTGTTTTGAACTCCTGCGACTGTGGTTCCATCGTAGGAGCCGGCTCGGGTTCGGGTTCCATCATAGAAGC